ATCACCAGCATCTCAGATGAAATCGAGATGGGACAAGACGATTGGACCGAAGGATTTAAAGAAATTGGAATGACCTATACAAGAGAGGACAAAACCCAAGGTGCGGGTGTTCAGTACCGCGATCTTACGGAATGCTCTTTCCTCAAACGAGGATTCAAGCAGGTGCCTGGGCACTACATGACAGTAGCTCCCTTACATTTGGACACTGTCTTAGAGATGCCTCTCTGGGTTAAAACAGAAACTGGAGTTGAAGAAGAAGTAGTGTCCAACATCCACACTTGCTTCGAAGAACTCGCTCTACACGGACCAGCAATTTATGACCATTGGACTAAAATCATCTTTGAGAATGCCCGCAAACACCTGACCCTCCTCCCAGAGGTGGTCCCGTGGGCTATCATGATGGAACGCGTAACGAAAATAAAACCAGCAATAGGGCTTGACTCAGGTGCCGCACGAGTTGAGCAGCAAACCCCGAATGCTGGTAGCACACTAGCTGTGCTGGTAGAGTCCGGCCACGCCCGGTCTATTGGTGAGTGCACGCTACCAAAAACAAAAGTTACTCACCCGGCATGTGGACCTGAAGGTTTAATTCGACCCCAGGAAGGCATTAACTAACCGGATTGCTTCAACAACTACAAACCACAATATAGTAACAGACTCTAGTGTCGATCAAGCCAAAGACGGTAAAACCGAAGAAATTGTTCAATTCCGCGCTGATGAGGCCGTGCAATCGAGCGAACCGCTTGCGGTTCGCGTGATTGATTCTCGGCCCCACAGCGACCCGTTGAACCATGACTTGAAAAGCATTCTGAGTCGACCTTATCTCATCCATTCGACCACTTGGGATTCGACCCAAGCGTCAGGAACTCCGATCTTCAGGCTTGACCCGTTGCTCGACCTCCTGGCCCAACCAAATTTCAAAGAGAAAATTTCAAAATTCGCCTATGGTACTTTTACGATTAAACTCCGAGTTATGTGCAATTTCACAGCTGTTCAAGCTGGGAAACTGATCATCGGTGCTTATCCGACCACCCCAGAAATCGGATATGGCACCACAGGTCCGGCGCGTACTTTTCAACTAACGACTATGAGACACGTTGAAATCGACGCCGGTACTCAAGAGGAAGTCGAACTTGAGTTACCTTTTTATAATGACATTTCTTGTTATCGCTTGAGTGAATTTGTGCAGTCTTCCGCCATGTGGTCAGTCCAATGTATTTGCTTGAATCCTCTAACTGGAACTACCAACAATGAAAAGGTGGACGTCAATGTTTACGCTTGGCTCGAAGACATCAACCTCAAGGTGCCAACTGGACAAATGACAGCCCCCAGAAGTGAAGGGGAGAAGAAACAACAATCAGGAATCATTTCCACCACACTGCAGACAGCTGCTGATGTTGCTGGCTCATTAGCCTCTGTGCCCATGCTATCCGACATAGCTGGGCCTGTAGCTTGGGCCTCCAGCGCCGCAGCTGGTGTCGCTAGCTTCTTCGGGTTTAGCAAACC